GACAGAGAAGCTGGGCTTGTTGCCAAGGTTTAGTTGGCTCTGCCCGCTAATCACGCCGTTAATGGTTTGACTGTTGGTGTTGCCGCTAAACGTCAGTGATCCTGATGGCGCAACGTTTGTGCCTCCGACAGCCCACTCGTATCCGGTGTTGTATTCGTAGCTGTTAATCGTCTCTAGCAATTTCGTCTTGGTGGTCGTGGTTGACTTCAACGTCCCTGACTGAAACGACGGCACGATGGGGACAGCGCCAGCTGGCCCTGCTAACAGCAGCAGAACTAGCAGCAGTCTCATTGCAGCTCTAGCGACACCGACGTTTGGGCCTGGGCTGTAGTGCCAGCCCCGCCTGCCGTGATGGACAGCGCATGGTCGCTGGCCACTGAGCCCGCCAAAGACCCAGCCACACCGCCAGACGAAGTAACCACACTGCCCCAGGCCGGGAGGCTGGCCGCCACGCCAGAGCTGACTGACGTTGAAGTGCCAACGTCGTCGCCTTCAATAAACGATTCGCTGAACGAGAAGGCGTCACCAGCAGTGGTGATGGTGGCCTCTGTGGGGCTGTAGCCAACAGCTGTGCCAGATGACAGCGCACCCAACCCGCCAATCGCGCCTGTCGCATCCCCGACCTTTGGAGTGACGTTTGTCCCGCTCACTGTGTAGACACTTGGCACGCGAGTTGCGTTGCTGGCCGCAGCGTCAACAGTCAGTGCCACCGATGAAGTTATGCGGTGCGCGACGTCTGCTGTGACTGGCGTTGCGGCCGCCAATGTAATGCCTACTACAAGTGCGATCCGCTTCATTTGGTCGTCGATGTTGTAGAGGTTGAACCTAATTTAGGCTCGTCTTTTTTCTTATTGCCATTCTTGCCAACGGCTACGCCGTACTGGCTAAGCACCGCAGTCAGCAGGGATGCAGAAAAAGTTGGATCCATTGCTTTGAACTGGCCGAGGTAACTCATGCTTAAGCAAACCAATGCCCAGGTCAAAACGATTAACCGGACAAAGTCTGCAAGCCAGCCATGTTGATCTAAATCTTCGTGCTGCTCAGCCATGAATTGCGTGCAGATGGCTAAATACTACGGTTGCCGACTTGCAGAAACCACTCCATAACAAAGGCAGCCGGCTTTGTGCCTGTGCAGCAAATTCAAGCCTCAATGGAGCTGGAGCTGCGCAAGGAAATAACGCTGCGCAAAATCCAAGAGCTTTACGAGGCTGGCCAGTGGGATGAACTGACAGAACTGTCAGAAATCCTTGTCTCTGCCTGGATTCAGCAGTGCGTTGTCAGCGATTGGCTTGCTAGCGAAGCTGGAGTTGCTCTTGCAGCTAATCCAAATGAGTTTCCTCGCTGAGCCTTGGTTCTGGATTGTCGTCACTGCCGCCAGTGAAATCATCGGCATGTCAAAACTGAAAGACAACAGCGTTCTTCAGCTGGTGTTTCATGCGCTCGAAAGCCTGAAGCCAAAGAAACAGGCCTAAGACTTCTTCGCGGTGCGTTTACTCATGCGAAATGCTTTCGCGGTAGGCGCACCTTTGCTGCCTGGCTTGCGCATCTTTTCACCGCTGCCAGCACGGATCCTGGCCCTTTTCCGGTGGATGTTCATGTAAAGACCCGGACGTCCAGCCATCAGTACCCCTTCTTTCCGCCTGAACCTTTACCGCCTTTGCCGCCTTTTTTCATAGGACTGGGAAAGCTGCAATCAGCTTACGGCAGATGCGTAGCTCTACAAGGTCGTAGATAAAGACCTACACGACAGCTTTCCGTCCGTGCCGATGCCACCTTGTTATTCAGGCGGCTGCCATAACAGCGGACGCTCGTTGTCCAGGTCGTACTCGCCTGCCCTCAATATTCGAGCGCAACGTGCCATCTGTAAGGCGTATTCCCTGCTGAGGTGTTTTTTTTCGTAGGCCTTCAATGTCGCAGCCCACATCTCCTCAGCCGTCTTGGCGTTTTTGAGGATGTCCGCCGCACGTTTTGGGCCTACGCCAGGACAGCCGGGGTAGCCATCAGATGAATCACCTCCCAAAACCTGCATGTAAAAAGCGTGATCCGCTTCGTACACGTTCACGTCAATCAACCCGCCACGTTCAATGTGTACGCCGGGAACGGTTTTAAGGTCTTTGTCCAGGCTGGCAATAACGTCGCCGTAATCGGCTCTTGCGTTGATGCCAATGACATCATCGCCTTCAACTGCCTCGTAACTCTGCGTGATCCAGTTGTCGCTAATCCAGTGATAAAAGTCCTTGAGCCCAGCCGGCTTGCGGTACTTCACCCGGTTGGATTTGTACTGCGGAAACACGCTGTAACGAAAGTTGGACGTTGATCCAAACGCCAGCACTAGGGCATGGTCCGGCGCAATGTTGGCCAGCTCTTCCATGGCTTTTGTGAAAGCCTCCTTTGCTCGGTGGTGGTCAACGACATACGTCCACATGCCGTTAGGCCACTGCGTCTCGTATTCGTGCTGCGCCATGGCTCGGTAGCCATAGCCTTCAGCATCAACCCACATCGTTGGCATCAGTTAAGCCCCCGCACAATGCTTTCAGGCCAACGTGACTTGGCTTTTGCCCTGGCCTCTTCCATGTTTTTGGCGGTGACGGTCCATTTCATTTGGCCGTGAGTGCCAGGCAGATGCACAAGCACAGTGATCTCCTGCTCTTTCTTCTTTTTCCTAGCCATCACTGCCCCTCCTTTTCAAGAACGTGGTAGATGGCGCGCATGTAGCCGTCGTACCACATTTGCAACGGCTTATCGTCGTCCTTAAAAGCATTGGTGTATTTGCGTTCTGCATCAACTAGCAGGCGGCGCACCACTGACTTGGTGACGTTTAGTTGATCACTCTGCATCGCGGATTTGGATGTTGCGGAGGTCGTAAATGCGTGTAGTTCGATTGTTTGATCCTTGCGACCAAACGACTGAACAACTGACCTCGGTGGTGTGTGAGACATGTGCTTTTTTCCAGCCATCGCCGGAGTAGAAGTGAACGGGTTTGCCGCGGACAAGCTGTGACCAGCTCAGAACTGGGCGTCCGGGTCTTGCCATTTCTGTTCGAGTGATTGGGTTTCCTCGTCGAACCGGAATGAGCCTGCGTAGCCCTGCCTGCCGAGCATCCGGTTCTTCAGGCAGTAGCTGTGCGTGAGGTCAGTACCTCGCTTGCGAGACAGCGACCAGATGGTGTCGGCCAGCTGGCAGATGCTGTGGCTGCCGCGGATGTCATGGAGTTCAGGGACACCTCCGTCCTCCATGTTTTTGAACTGGCTGCTGTTGCGGTTGAGGTGGCTGATGGCAAACACCGTGCAGCCGGTAGCTGCGATAAACGACCTGATCTTTGTGACCAGGGCGTCGAGTTGCCGCGTGTCCTGCGCCAGGCCAGAGCCAACAATCGTGAGGTGGTCGAGGTAGATGTGCTGGCAACCCAGCGACCTGACCATGTAGCTCATGCGGTTAAGAATGACTTGCTCGTCGAGTGATCCGAAGTGATCAAATAGCTCAAGGTTCCCTGAGCCAGTAACGAACTTGTCTGCCTGCGCAACTTCCTTCAACTGCTCGTCTGTCAACCCGCTGTAGGACTGCCGAGCGTGCAGCTGGACGCCTGCCTGTGCGCCAACGAAGCGGAACACGGCTTCCTCTGCCGTCTCCTCCAAGCCAAGCCATCCAATCTTGATGGAGCGTCGCATGTCATGTAGTGCCAGGCTTCTAGCGAATGTGGTCTTCCCCACGCCACTGCCGGCTATGAGAACGATCAACTGGTTGGCGTAGAAGGGTGTCTTCTTGTTCCAGTAGGTAAACGCGCAGTTGGTAGCCCTGCACTCCCGCGGCTTCATCGCAATACCGGCGTAAGCCGACGCCGGCCTAATGCCATCGGGCCGCAGTTCCTTGGCGGCATACACCGCTTCCTTGACTGCATTACTGCCCAGCTCAGTCAGTGTTTCGTTGGCGTCCTTGCGGCCAAACACCACACGACGCACCTGGCCTGGCTCGAACAGTGTGATCAACTCCTTGGCAGCAGCGTCACCCGGCTCGTCGTTATCGGTGGCGATGTAGACGACCTTGAACTGGTTGAACTGATCAAGGTGTTTTTTGACCCAGTTGGCTGCTGACTGCGCGCCGTTCGGCACCGACACGCCAACCACCTTTGCATTGGTAGCTGCGTAGATACTTGGCGCATCAAACTCACCCTCTGTAATGGCAACAGCGTCCTGCCGCTCAGGGTTGGCTAGGTGCCAGCCAAAGCCAACAACTTCCTTTGCGTTGCCCTGCCAGCTAATGCGCTTTTGATCGTCGCGAAACTTGCGAGCAATGACTGTGCCTGCACGGTTTCGATACTCAAAGGCAACACCTGTAGCCGTCTGGCCAATGCCGTACTGCTCAAGCACGCGCGGCGGCAGACCACGCAAACCCTCTGATTTGTAGGCGGTAAATGCGACGGGAGTCATTGGCGAAACAGG